ACCTCCGCCATAGGCCCAAGAGAATTTTGATTGGTCAGGATACCTACCAGATATTAATAATTTAGAAGGATCGTCTTCGGGTACCATTAGTAAGCGATCTCCAATTTTGGCAATTACCTTACTTTTAACGCCACCGGTTTGGTTCACTAGTGGTGCTAATACAGATTCTGAAGCAGGATCTCCAGTGTCAACATATGAATTGTTTTGAGGTCCGACATTTGCCAGGAAAGTCTCATCCCCGGGTGAACCTCTGTAAATTTCAAATCCAGACAAAGAAGCCGCTGATGGACCTGTCCACTTGATATTAACTGTGGTTGTTGACAAATCGTTTGGTAAATTTCCTAGGGTAATATTTGGAGAAGGGCTGGTTTGATTACCATCTTGAGATAGGGCCACAACCTTCCATGACCAAGTGGCAGTCCCTGAAATACCAGAAACGTTGGTAACTGATACCATCGTGGGAGGAGAAATAGTGGCAAAAACCTGCAAAATATTTCCGTTATATTGAGTGAATGTTGTGTCTGGGGAAGCTAAGTAGGTATACCCTCCTAGCTGAACCATTCTTACATTAGTTCCCGAAGGATAAGATTGTCCAGATATTTGAGTATATGAAGATCCATTTTTCTTGGTAACGTACCCGGAGTCTGTTACTGCCAATACCTCCGTGACCGATGCCCCGGTAGCGTAGGCACCGAGGCCGATTACAGTTCCGGTAGCACCAGCCACGAAATAAGGAGTAGTTCCCCACCGGCCAGTTGGTGAGCCAGACCCAACCAGCATAATATTGTCGGCCTGAGCCATTTCTGTATCCTTTAATTCAGTGGGTCTAAAAAGAGAATTATATCCGTCCTTAAACGAGTTCCATTCTATCTTCACTCCTGCTTTTGATTTATATTTAGGAAGTTGAGTGTCAATTATTGGCATGGGTTATTCCCCTATTACAAACTGTGTAGCTACTGAAACAGTATTTGTCCCTCCATGTACGTATGATTCTCTGTTTACCATGTTTGACAATCTGGATTGGGCGTCTCTTTCGGCAACCAAGAACCTATCGTCATTTCGTGACTGCAACACGTAGCTAATAACTTTTTGTTTTACATATTCAGGGTCAGACAGTTCGCAAACATCAGTCAGTGTAGAAAAACCCGTGGGGTATCGTTGATAAAGCATGGAAACCGTAGCCCCAGATATTCCAGACAATATTAAACTATACCCTGAAGATGGATTACCAAGCACATAAGAATAAAATGCTTCATCATGGATAATTCCAGGTTTATATACTGGGATATCCGTCTCCGCTCCTCCATATCTAAATTTTGGAAACGATTCCATTTCCCTAAAATCTGATGGCATTGAAATAGTCGCTCCAGTAGTAAAAACTGTGTATGGAGTTGAAAATTGGGGGAAAGTATAAGACGATGCTGCGTCACGAACTGCCTGATTGGCATAGTTTGTTCTGGTGGTTAAATCTATCCCTGTTGGGACCGCTGCCTCAAGGTCGGTGTAGGCGTTTACTTCAATTAAAATTTCTTCAAGTGTCATACCCTATTATCATTGGCGGATATAACGCTTGGCAAGTTATCTTTTAAAAGGCTTGGGGACTTCAGGATTCAAATCTAATAATTCTTTTCTCCACTTCTCTTCGGCCTCGTCATATTCTCTATCTCTTTTAAGTTTGTTCTGCCAATAATTATCGTCCCTTATTTTTTTCTTTTTTTCTTGGTTTCGGTTCATGGTTGATTATACTATTTTTTAGAAGCTCTTTTTTTACCTATAGAAGCCATTTTCTGAAATTTAGCCTTGCCATATTTTTTTCTACCAACAGAAGCGGCAATTGCCGCAGCTGAAGCAGCAGACTTACCAGTGCGCATTATGGCGTCTTTCATCTTGGCAAACTGACCGCCGCCGCCCAAGCGAAGCGATTTTCCTTTATATGTTTTTGCTTTCATATTTTTAAATAATTATTAACTCCAGACACTAACTGATATTAACTCTCCCGCTGCATTATAACTGAGTGTTTTAGTGTAACTTGTGGCACCAATAGTTTTTGTAATTGTTTTGGTTGTTGCCACCACAGGATCATCACTCGAAATAACGACCGATGGATTAGTTTGTGCTGTGGGTGGTAACTCTACCGGGAAAACCTTTTTTGCCGAAACACCGTTAACTATTGCATTTTCTGCATATTCAATAGTCGAGTTGTTGGCACCGCTTGGGCTGCCATAGGAATAGTCACTACTCATTTTTGCCTCCTAACATATTAAGTCTATTATCGATCTTGTCTTTCTCGGTTCTCAAGTAAACGTATTGATAAAGCCTGTCTAAATTTGATTCACCAAATTTAGGGGTTCCCAATCTCAACAACAATTCTCTAATTCCCCATTGGACATCTATGTCTTGGGGATCTTTCATCTCTTTGGCCACGAAATCATATATAGCTCCAAGTTCCTTTGAATTTTTTTCAATGTCTCCATCTAATACTTTAGCAATATTGGCCAATTTTATATTAGGGTCTATTGGTGGAGTAGGATTTCCGGCGACAACTTCACTAGCACCGCCATCTTTGGTGTCAAAATCATTAACGTTCATACTACATTATCGCAATTTTCTGTATTGCTTATCAAGATAAGGCCATGACCCATCTGACTTTAATTTGTTAATTAACCTATTATATTCTTTGCCGTGATTCCCTAGATAGTTTTTTTTGTCCCAATCTTCCACCCTACCATGAAAAAGAGAATATGTTTTACTTTGCTTCTCTAGCTTAAACCTCGCTATCCCTGCTTTGTATAATCTCTGGTTGACGCTGAATCCATCAAGTCCGAACATCCTGTCCATCTCCTCACAAAAACCACCTATCTTATAAAGCAAATCCTTTGGACAACTACAAAAATTCCACTCAATGTCCTCCCATGTTGGTTTTTCATATTCATATCTTGGGTCTATCCATGCGGGAATGTCAAAATCATCGTCTGGATATTTATTGCCAAGAACAGAAACTACGGCTTTTTTATCTTCTAAATAGTGTTTCCATAAAACAAATAAAACGTCTGGGTCAGCAAAAGTATAATCTTGCCAACTCACAACCAACTCTCCTTCTGATTTTTCTATTAATCTGTTGTACGAATAATTAAGATCCCAAACTTGCCATGATTTTAATGGCGGATTACCTATAAACTTAAAATCAAAACTACCAACCACGTTTCTCACTTCGTCTTCCATTGTTTTGGGAGAACAAATTATCCATTCCCAGTCTCTGAAGTCTTGATAAGAAAGGGCTTGTTTTACCAATTTTAAACCTTCAGGTCTAATTGTCGGAGTTATTACAGATATTTTTGTATTATATTTTCCCATTTGAAAGTAGGAGAGATGAAATCTTCCTCCATGTGAATTGCTAATGAGGGAATTGGTGACCAAAGTTTATGATCTATCGACCTCCACATTAAATCATCTACAGTACCGTGAGTAGTAAATTCAGGCCAATAGTCTCTAATTAAATCTGGTTTTGCACCAAATGTTAATGTTGTAGACACGACATTTTGCCAATGATGGCCGCTCGCGACAATCACCTTTCTTGGACGATTATATCCCTCTTCAAAATAATGATTAGGATGATCGTAAGGAGAAACAAAACCCAACTCCTTAATAGCTTTGTCTAATATGTTTTGAGAATTTCTATTCACCCAAAGATAATCATCCTCTAATAAAAGAACATTTTCGTTCTGCTTAATTGCTAGGTTTAGTTGCAACAAGAAGCTTGTCTCATTACCAGATTGCCAATCTGGAGTATCAAGTTCAACAACATCACCTCTATTCCTAACCATTTCAATTATCCAAGGCTCTGATTTATCTATTATAAATTTAGCGGGACAAGTAAAAGTTTCTAAAAATGATCTATAGGCCACTTCTACCACTTGGCGCTTATCCATGCCATTAGGTCTTTTCTTAAGTGGATTGCCTTGTGGGCAAAGTCTATAGATTACAATCATTTATAAATTTCTCCCACCTTTTACGGCAAGTGTTATAAGTTTCAAAGTACTCGTTATCCTCTACTCCCTCAAAGTAGTGCTCGTTCATCTCTAAACCCTGAGCTTCCTTTTTAAGATTAGCCCAGACGTTACTAGCCCTCTCGTGGCGCACGATAGAGTATCCGGTGGCTATTGACCAGTCATTGTCATCGCAAATGCGTCTTAGATGGATTCCCAACCAGATATCTGCAAACCTATCAATTCCAACCCTGTGGCCCATCGGGGCATAGTACACATAAGGAAGCATTTTTCTTTTAAAGGCGATATTCATTCCGCAAAAAGGGAAATAGACCCCTCTGGGGAATACTCCTTTGTAGATGCTGTAGGGTTTGTTGCCGTTTACTAACTGAGTTGGAGCATCCCAATCACCCACCCCTTCCCAGCCACCGTGTGAAATTACACATTCTGACTGGCCTCTATTCCAGTAAGGCATACCGCGCATGTATTCAGAGGTACTAGACATCCACCCTAAAGGAAATCGTTCGTTTAAGGCGTCTAGGTGTTGCTGTATTGGATCTTCCCCATCTTTAGGCAAAGTATCGTCGTCTAAAGTGATGATTGTGTCTACTTCTGGTAAAAACTTAGCAATATAGGCAAATCCAAGGTTTCTTACGCCGTCGTTTTTGTTAAAGATTAGGTCGGAGTCTTTGCCCATTATGTCTTTTACAGTAATCTTGTTGTTTATTAAAGGTCTCTCACCGTCTTGAACTTTTATTAACAAAACCTTGTGTTTTTTAAAAAGATCTTTCCACCTAGCAAGAAAAGTATTGTACACCTCTTTTCTATTTTCAGTTGTTGGTACTACGACTGCAATGCTCATTTCCAATCCTCAAACAAATAACTTTTATGTTTCCAGTTGTTCCAAAGTTCAGTTAGTTTCTCTTGGTCGTTAAAGTTCCAGCCCCTTTGAGTTTGAGAGCATTTGTGGACAGCATTAAAGTCTGTAGTAACTACTTTGTGGGCGTTGTCCTTAATCCCGAAACACAGTTCTACATCATCTAGGTTTACGGGAATGTTGTAGTCATTAATAGGTTTGTACAGTCTAGTTTTAAACCCAACACACCACCCCATTAAATAATCTACTTCTCCGTCGCGAGAATAAAAAGGAAACGGTTGTTGCCACGGGTTTTTTACTCTATATCCTTGCTTACCTACAATACCCACATCTTCTTCTTTTAGTCTTTCAAGTATTGGCTCACACCACCCTTCGTCTACCATGCAGTCGTTATCCAACCAAAAACAAAGATCAGTTTTAACCTCTTTCATGGCTTCGTTACGGGTAGCGGGACAGCCAATATTGACTTGATGTCTGATTACGGTGGCCTCTGGGTAATACTTCTTAATTATGATCTCTTGTGGCGCGTCAGACCCATTATCTGTAAAGATTAATTTATGGGGTATATCTGTGAAGGTCTTAAGCCTTTGAACAAACTCAGTAGTTATTTCTGGCTTATTCCACCCAAGGGAAACAATCGTTACCACTTAACCCTCCAGTATGTAGCCGAACAACCATAAGGCAAATCTCTCATTGGAAAGTTGCCTATCGCTCCATATTTTTCAGATAATAAATTAGTGAATGGTTCAAAAACAGGGTTGACGCAGTAGTTCCATAACCACTCAATCTTGTCTAAATTAAGATTTCCCTTAACGTGTCTGTCTATGATTTCTTCTATCTCACTATCAGGATAATAGCCCGTCAACCAATCACCCCACAAGTTCATGTCGTGTATGTGTACTAAGGTTCCTTTTTTAAGTTGAGAGATGATTTTATCTAAATATAGTTTGGCAAAGTCTCGTTTGTGATCTGCGTCTATGAATAGAAAATCAACCGTTGACCAGTCAACATCATTGTAAGTGTCTTCAAAGTAACCAGGGTGCGGAACAACATCATCAGACCCGACATCTGTTTCTAAGTTACCCACGGCCAACCTTAACACGTCGGGTAAATCAAACATGTGGTGCTTAGCTTTGCCTTTAGCAACTTGGATTATATTTGTGCTTCTTGAGTGTTTCTCGGTTCCTACTTCGACAATATTATTAAATTTGTTTTCTTTCAAAAACCCGTATAAATAGGCTGATTCTAAGTTACCATATTGGCTATCTGGCAGAAATGGAAATATTGCCGTAAAGAAATAATCAAAGTGTTTTAGAATTGAAGGGTCCATTGTTGTGCAATGTCTGGTCTGTAGTAACCTTTGGCAAACTTTTTTCCTTTGTTGGATTCTTCTTGCCAGCGTTTATCATCACCCATTAAATCTAATAATTGTTTTAAATATTCCTCTCTAACCTCGGGATCCCACACTTCACCGTCCACCTTGACTCCGCTACCAACAGTTTCTTTTAAAGCCGCTTTGTTTATGACACAAGGTACGACCCCATCATCTTGAGCCTCCAGGGCGCCAATACAATTAATCTCGTCAAAATCAGTTGTATATGCCCATATTCCACATTGTTTTCTCAATTCTCTCAATTTGTCCTGTCCCACTTTTCCATGATGAATAATCCCCGGTTGGTTCATCAAATCAGAAACCTTGTTCATCCACCGCATGCGCTCTGGGTTGTTGGAGTGGGCCTTAATGAAAAGATCCCATCCATAACAAATATCCAACGTGGCCTCAGGATAAGCTTCTCTAATTTTAGGCCACATTTTAAGGAGATACAATAAACCCCTATCGTAACTGGATTGCCACCATATCTTCTGCTGTTTCATACTAATTTATACAATTACTAATAACTTCTATTTTAGAATCAGGAATATTTGGTGCTAACTCACGGTGGAACTTTGATTTGACCATAATTTTGTCAATGTGTTCCAGTTTTTCCTTGTCGTAGTCGGCTGGATTAAAAATATCGTGTAAATCAATTAATAGTTTTTTTGTTTTAACCTTACCGGCCAAGAAATTAGCCCTCCACTGAATTAGGATATTAAAATCATCTTCTGGATTAAACCAATAGTATGGGAAATATCTTACTCCGTTAACAACGCAAGGCTTGATAGGATCGCAATAGACCGTGACGTCGTAACCTAACCTGGTCCATTCTTCGCTTAATTTAATTACGGCCGTTTCACTCCCGCCGATACCTTCCTTAAGACTGTTTCCATCCCACTGCATAAAATGTTTTGATCCAAATGAAGCGAAATAACAAATTTCTTTGTCTCCCCATTTTCTTGGAGGAGAAAATTTCTGTCTCAACTTGATAGCAAATGGTTGCTGTTGAATTTCCATTGGCAACCTGTCTATTAAAGGAACAATGCTATTCTCTTTTCCGATTGAACTCAAATACTCACACAACTTGTCAACATTGTGACAGGCATTATCCATATCCATTAGATTGAGTAAATATTCATGGTTTTCTATGTTTTCTTCCGAAGGTTCAATAGAGACGAGCATCTTTGACGCCTCTACGGCTTTTGCTACGTTCTTTTCTACTTGAAATGCCCACTTAAGCATTAATTTTGCTGCTCTTATCTTAATTGGAGTTATAGCAACAACGCTACTGCCAACCCCTTTAATATCCATCCCCATCGCGATATCCATCCAGTGTTTACATTTATCATACTGTCCATTATTAATGTAATATTCAGCCAATATTAGTTTCGGCTCTACATTATGGGGAAATCTACCAATAGACATTATTAAGTGGTCTTCAACTTCATTTATCCTACCGAGTCTCATCAGTGCCTGAGCCATCTTATCATGGCAGGTTGCCATTTCTTCATCCCACCCAGATTTTTGTAGGTACTCTTCTCCCATTTTTAAAGACTCTTCCCAAAGTTTAGGTTCTGCAAGTTCTACATAAATTTTTATCAAATTAAGAAGCGTTCTCGGATCTGCCCCCTGTGGAGTCTCCCTCTCTTCTTTTAATTGCATCTCCAGAAGCTCCTTGTTTCTACCCATTTTTTCACTATTCAAAAAATCATATTCTTGGTCTAGGTGTACCCACACAACATTCTGCTTTGGTGGCTCATATCTGTACCTAACATATTTGGGAGTAGCTCCAATTGGGACAGGGGTTTCATGTAGTCTGTTTTTCCATATATGAGTATTTGGTTTTATAAGTCTCTCTCTTGGTTGTACCAAGTCAACAGAAATAACATTCTTAAAATTTGGTTCTCCCTTAAACTCACAAGCATACCAATAATCAAAGAAAACAACACCAACCCCGTCATTCTTCGCTTTCTGGGCTATTTTTCTTATTTCCTCTCCTCCGACTATCTCATCGTCGGAATCAGCCCAGAGTATAAAGTCATAATCTCCATGATTCGTGGCCTGTTGCCAATTGAAATTGCGCTGAGAACCAAAGTCTTTATCCCACTTTCTGAAAGAGTGGTAAAAACCTTCCTTTTTACACCACTTTTCTGTCTTAGTATGATTACTACTAGAAGTAATAAACACGCCCTCTACAAACGGTTTTATTGAGTTGACGCATGACTTTAATTTATCTAATTCTTCGTCACCTTTAGTAATAATACAGAGAGCTATTTTCATATTTCATAAGTAACAATATAACCGTCATTATCCCATTCAATATCTTTAATGTGTTTATTATAAAATCCTTTCCCGTTGAATATCTTTTTTATCTCCAACAGTTGATTTTCTTTTGACATTTCAAATATCATTTTTACCTTATGTGTAGTTTGAGGCATTAAATGCTGGATAACGACTAATAAATTTGTTTGTAAACTTCTTGTCTTGAAGTTTCAAATTTGGGAAAAATACTTTTATCATTTGATACAAACTCTGAGGGTACGCCACATGCTTCTTGAATCCTCCGCGAACACTTTCTCCAAGCGACCTTTCTATTGATCTTTCTAATCTCATGTTGTTTGTAAATTCCTTTGATTCTTCTTTGTACACCAAAGACCAATTATTCACCAACTCATCTATCATAATCCAGAACTTTTCTGAGTTAACGTCTGCTGATGGCCTGCCAAGTTTTACGTATAATCTGACCAAATAGTCAGATAGAACCCCCATGTATTTATTAAATTCCAATGACTCAAGATCTACTCCTATCATTAAGCAATTGTATCATAAAAAACCAAAATCCCCGCCTTTCGACGGGGACTAAGTAAACTTTCAAACTAAGTTTAGAGTTCGGTTGCGTAACCTGTGCGTTTAACGCTGGATCGCTGTTCGTAAGATACGACAGTGAATTCAGTTTCATACACACCTCGGTCATACGAACCAGTGGAAGCTTTATCTTCCCACATTGGTTCACGACCAGTTAGGAACTGTTGTTTGTAGAGATCTTCGCGAAGAGCGTAGACTGTCAAAGTACCGGCAGCCTTGCGGACATCTTTGTGAGGGATAACCATAACATCAGCGCCTAATTGAGATTGGTAAACCTGAACTTCGGTGGTGAGTTTCTTTTCAGAAGCATCAACATTGCGAGTAAGGTTAGTACCAAATCCGGCGATACGTCGTTTAATAACAGCAGGAACTAAAAGCAAGTCAGCAATATATTGACTACCAACTGCATTCCAGGATTCTTGCATAATATCATTCAATTCAGTCTCAGTAAAAGAAGTACCAGAAGTTCTAGCGGTAACATTGGTTGAAATACAACCATCAATACCAGCTAATACACGTCCAGTTCCAGAGATACCTGAAACCTTGGCACCATTAAGTGTCAAAAATTCCATTTTATTCTTAAGACGAATGATAGCTTGAGCTTTTTGGAAAGCCCAGGGATCTTGATTCATAGCAACTTTAGTGGCCATTTCTGTTTTTGAAACCTGAACAGGTTCAGTAACAATGGTCGTATAGTTGTTTGACCTTACGGGCATGTCAAGATCAGCAAAGGTGTAATCTCCACCTTCAGCAGTAGAAGTAACCGAAGTAGCACGAGCTGCGCTATAGGTTACCCACTCAGAAAGAGGTTGAGTGGCAGCCTCGGCAACACCCAAATTTGTGGTCAAATAGTTGTCCACATTAGGTGATGCGTTTTTGAGAATAGACAAAAGCGATTCACGCTTAGATCCATCCATGTTGGTGATAAGACCAATAGGCATAGTTTTTTAATTTTAAATTTTAATGATCACGCATTAATTCAGTCAGAGCATCGAGACCTGCTTGTTTAGGTCTTTGTATCTCTCTCATGAGTTGCTCTCTGCGTGTGGCAGCAACTTGTCCAGTTCTACTTGGTTCTTGCACTTCTTGTTTAACTCTCTCATTCTCGGCCTGTTGCTGTTCAGCAGCAGTCTGCAATGATTGATTCTTTTGTCGATATTGAGAAACTACTTTTTCGGTTGTACCAAAAAAATCTTCCGTACCGACATTAACAAGGTTCCAAAGCATTTCTTTACTTACTTGATCGTAAAGTTCAGGGACGAACTTGTCGGAATAAGGATCTACCTCGGGGAAAGAAGAGTGAACTCTCTTTTTCTCGTTAGTAGTTTCGTACTCCTCAACTCTTCTTAGGGCTTCTTCCGCTTGTTGTTGAGCCTTTAGGGCTTTTTCTTCAGCTTCTTTAGCCTTGAGTTGAGATTTTGTAAGACCGCTTTTTAAACGTGCCTCGTCTATGTAACCATTTTCATCCACCAATTCATCGTCTTCCTCTGCAACGGAAGTTGGCTGAGGTTGATCTTGAACTTTAGGAGTAGATGGTCCTCTTAGGCGTTCCAAGGCAGACAGTTTAGGCTCTTGTGGTTGGGCTACTTTTTCAAGTATCTCCAACTTTTTAGCCAACTCTCTATTTGTCTCTTTGAGCTTCTCGAACTGTTCTTTGGTTCTATCTGAAGCTTCATCGGGTAGAGAATCTTCACTTTCCGGTTTGTTTTCGCTGGGCATTGGCTGGGTAGTTTCCTCTACCGGTAATTGCCCGTTTTCGTTATCTGGCATAACTATTCTGCACTGAATACTAACTGCTCAACTTTATAGAGGGAGCATCACTCTTGTGCTTATCTATAGGTTACGCAAATAATTTATCGGTTGTCAAAAGCCTCTATCAACAAATCTATTCTTGGACCAAAATAACCCTTGCCACATTCACATCTAATCTCGTTAGAGCTAATTCTCTTAAACTTGCACTTATGATCTGATGGTTTTATCTCAACCAAATATTTTTCTCCGTCAAAAGCACTATCTGGCAACGGATCAAGCGGGCTACCATCACTTTTTGGCATACGATTCACCCTCCATTGAATAATCAGATTCTCCCAAAGCCTTTTCTCTTTCAATGGCTATAGTTATGTCTAAAATATTTTTCTCTATTTGCTCTACGGATAGAAGATCTATCATCTCCTGACTTATTTGGGCAGAAGCAAAAGCTATATTATATTTGCGGTTGAAGTCCCGGTTGGATTTGCATTCCCTCGGATCCAGCCATTTGTTGTGGAGCTTGTCCTGTAGGTATGGCAGGAGCACCTGTTGGCACTCCGGCATTTGGGCTATTAATAACAGGGCCCTGTTGAAGGCCAAGTTGTTGTTGAGCGCCTGTATCGTCGAAGAATTTTTGAGCGTCATTTGATCCTATATCCTCTAAGTAATCAATTAATAAATCCTTAAAATTAATTTTAACACCATTCTGTTGGAGCAATGTCTGGACCTGACTGTTAAGAATCAATTCTAAAGCTTTCTGCTTCGAAGCAAGTTGCTGTTCTCCAGAACCTAATGCCATAGACTCAGTGTCTGGAATATAGTCAAAGTACCCATCCAGATCCTCTGGGACGACAGACAATTCCGCACTGTCATTAAGAGGTGAAACCCTAAGTTTACTCTCGTATCCATCATTATCCTTAACGGCGTACTTCGGTACCTTACCAGATTCAAATAGTTGATCTAAATCTTGCTGAGAAATATTACCATCAGTGTTGCTAATTATTCCAGCAATCTCAGCCATAGCCTCATCTGGGACTTCCATCTCGTCCAGACCTGCTCTCTTGAAATAATCAAATTGCTGCTTGCCAACAATTCTGAGAATAAATTTGTCCTTATCTTTATCAGAAAGTAAAAATTGCTTATTGTTAGAAAGCCACATACTCATCATGTCGGACAAGGCCTCTCCCAAATCAACCTGATTCTTTTGATCTCTAACTTGCTGTTGTCTTGCAGTATTCTTTACTTCAGTGGCAGTCTTTTGTCCTCCAAGTGGATCAATATTAGAAACACCCTGTGAAACCTCACCCATTGCCTGATTGAATGCAGACACTAATGCTGGGTAAGTGGTTTGGAAATATTGGATGGCCGACCTTGATGGTTCGACATTCTGGACTGCGTTTGGATTGTCCATTATCCACTTTGCCCTAGGAGCATAAACAATCGTCTCCATTCTTGCCTGACCAGAGAGCACCTTAACTGGTGGATTAATATCCACACTCATAGCATCAAGGTATCCACACAGAGTTGCCTGAATTGCTCTCCATAATGGCAATACTGGTTCTACTTCACTTTCACCAATAGGATCGTCCTGTAGTGGGTAATATCTGAGTTGAACAATAGGAATTTTTCCGTGATTATATGGATTTTTAATGTCTCTCAATAAAAGATTCTGCTGAGGGGCAAATGTAATCCATCTATCGGATCGGTACTCGGTTACTATCTCAACCAATGGAAAAACATCGTCTTGGTGGTATTGAGTTCCGAGGATGGTCTTCATTCTTGATTCATAGTTAGTATCCGGCAGAGTCCCTCCAGCGTTCGCCGCCATTCTTAATTCTTCAATATTTTTATACTTCTCATAACCATATGCTTCATTTTGCTTAATTAGTTCATCAACAGTAATAAAGTCTGATATCTGAAACCACTGGGCGTCTTTTATTCCTCTTGAATTAGGATCTATTCCACAATTTCTTATGTCTTTGGGTAAAAATTCGTTTCCGTCGAAAACAACACGGCCCTTGTTGTCTTTTATTGTTTTCCAACAAACTAAAGCAAAAGAAGAGCCAAAAAGTCTAGTATTTTCGTCCATTTCTGACCATTTTTGGATCATAGAACCTTCGTGACCTGCGGTATCCCACTGATAGTCGAGAATTGCGTTATTAATCTTTGCCTTAAGCATGTCTCCGCCCTCTCTCGGGACCAACCTGCCTCTTAATTTATTGTTCATTAACCTAGCATTCTTCTCAATAATGACCGTTCTTATCCTTGGATCGTGTACTCTTGAAATATAAGGCCAATCTTTAGGTAGTTTACCCCAATACGCGTCAATAATTGCATTCCAACCGTTTTTACGGTTCATTCTTTGGTCTCTGTCTTCTGTCCAATGAGCATAATGGCTCATTACTTCTTGAAGAGTGTTGTCATTCTTTGTCATAAAATGAGTCTACCCACATTTTAGGACGGTTTGCCAATTCTTTTAGAATTAAAAAATCTACAACTTGGTTCGCTTTGGCTAGCCAAAGGCATTTACTACATATTCTTACAAATTCTCCAGGAAATAATTCAAACATATAAGGAGAATCTTCATTAGAATGTGTTAGTCCACATGATTGACAAGTCCAATCCCTGCCATTCGATTTAATCAGTCCTCTTCTTCCTCCACCCCAACGAGACCATCCACCGGTTACCTTCTTTATTGTAATTTCATCAACTATCTTTACGCCTTTCTGATTAGCCATCTAACTTGTAAGGATTTAAATCTGTAATTTCATAATTATCCTCTCTTGTTGATATATTTTCAAAACCATACCTAATTGCATCCATCGGATTTGACCACTCATGTATTTTATCATCTGGGACACCTACCCCATTACCGTCCTTGTCTAACTTCCATGCGTAGTTCTCGTAGGCCTTGATAGTCTTCACGCTCCTCTTGGTTATGCTGATTTTCTGGTCTTGAACAAACTGAATGCCTTGATTGACACTGCCCTGACCCTTGTGGGATCCGAGTATATTCACTCCGTAACTTTGTTCTTCTTCGATTGACTTAGGTTCCGCTCCGTCGGCGATGGTTAGAGTGCTTGGCTCATCAAGAGATAATTTGAACTCTGCCAAGGCCCTGTTGGACATGCCCTTCTGGTAGAGTCTCTCATCAACGATATAGCCTCCGTTGTAGTAGTAAATATCAACTATAACAGCAGGATCAACAGAAAATCCATAATCTTGGCCTCTCCTAATTAGTCTTGCTTCGTGGGGTATCTCGTCTATTATCTTCCAATTGTTGTAAATCTTTCCTTTGACTGTCTCTGGTACTAATCCTCTAATCATGTTCCAGTAATGACTTGGTTTAGAGTCTTTGTATGCTTCGTATTGAGCAATAGACGCCGGTGCAATGTTCTTTTCGTTGTCGTGGTAGTCGGAGATGATGGCGATGGTATCAGAGAGGCCTTCTTTGAGCTTGGGGATGTAGAAGTCTTTTTGCTCTGAAGGGAAGAGGTCAAACCATCTTTGGATTATCCAGTGGTTTTTTGCTGGTGGGTTGAGGAGGAGTATGACTTTAATATCGCCTTTGATGGTCCTTAGAGAGTCTGTGAGCTGCATAAAGTCCTCTTCGGGTACTTCATCTGCTTCTTCAATGATAATGCAGTTGTAGGACGCTAGGGACTTTAATTTTGACTTCTGATCTCCTGACGATTTGTGAAAGCCAACGGCGTTGATTGAGTTCTTGCCGTAGCCAATGGTCATGGTGGTTTGGTTTATGTCTAGTTTGTCTAGTATTCCATTCTCTTCCGCTCGGTCTGTTATTTCTTTATAGATTGAGTTACGAATATCGCCTAAGATTAGACGCATTATGGCGCAACGAAAATACTCAGGCGCGATAAGTTTGGCATTGGCATACTGCGAAGCTACTGTGGAGCGTCCAGCACCACGTCCACCCATGATTATCACGAAGCGAGCATCGGTGGTGAATAAGGGCTGGTAGATTTGGTTTACTTGTTGTCTCACTTCCAGATCTTCTTTGTCTTAAAACAATAATATTCCCCGTCTGAATACACCCACTGACTTTCCACTCTCAATCCATTCTCTAGCTTATAAACGTGATAGGTTGCATATCTAGTACCCGTATAACCTTCATATTTAACTACCTTAGAAGCACCTAGGCAGATATCCTTCATTCCAAATTCATAAACTAACAAGCCAATAACGGGAGAAAATAAGATTAATATTAATACCACGCCTATTATTTTATCTTTCATTTACTTCTTCTTCTCTTTAATGGGTAAGGAGTAGTTAATATCTTCGATCATTAATGTCCATTCTGTGCTTCCGAAACCATACCATTCGCTGACCCAAACTTTTCGTCTTTCTACTCGACGACATAGTCGACATATTCTTTTGGTAGCATACTCCTCACTGTCATACGCCCAATCATGTGTACACTCTTTATTCTCTTCTCTTTGGGTCTTCTTCTCCATGGTCTTTTATTCTTTAGAGGGAACTAGAGCTTAGAAACTTGAGTTATAATCCCATCCATTCTGCTGACTGCATCCGATAGTGATTCGTATAGGCGATCAAACTTGTTGGACGATTTTGGTGCGTCTTCGGAAACCTCTTTGTTTGAGTAACCAATAATCTGTTCAACCTCACTGATTTGTTTTAACAAGATGTTAATCTTGTCAGTGAGTAAAGCGCCAACCTGAGGACCGATGGCTCCATTTGTTGTTGTGTTCATTTTCTTTATTTAATTTTTAATTATCTATTCTCTTTGAGAACAAATAGGGGCTACTTAGGAACTTTTAGCGTGCCTCTAATCTGTGCCATTCTCCTAAGTCTAGGCAAGCCCATATCTATCCTCAAATTGTTAAGGTCCTGGTCTTCCTTCTCAAAATTAGTAAAGACTATTTGGTTGGATTCTATTTTCTCATCCTTAGTGGTTGTGTCCACTCTTTCCTTCATTCCATGATTGTTTTGGAGTAAGAGTTTAACGATAGTTGCATTAACTTCCTTCCCTCCATAAATGCCATCATCAATCAATCTTTCTCCCTGGTTTAACATGATTTTGTCTAAAGCGTTGGAAAATTCCTCGTGTTGTTTCGCCCATTCGTAAAGAGTTGTCTTGTTTACCCCTAAATGTATAGCAAAACTCTCAATCTTGGGTAAATGGGTTTGTACCATTCTCGTCGTCGCTAAATATCTGTCTACTTCTTCTATAAATTTCGGATCATATTTTGTAGGTCTACCGACAGCACGTGCCATATTTTATTCCTCCTTTTTGTTAACCTCTTCTAACTTATCACTGCCCATTAGACTGTCGCGACGCCTACGGCAGTTAGAACACTCAATAATGCTCCAATCCTTGTCCAGATACCTTTTTTCAATATTCATGTTGCACAGGGATTTACCGTTGTTGTCATAGTGAAATACCATAGCTTTATTATACTACGAAAAAATAATTTCGGCATCGTAGTCTGTCGCCACCTCTGTACCCTCGCCATACAAACTATCTAAGAAATCCTTACCACCAACGACGAGAGTTTCTAAAAAGACCCTGTCACCAACCTCCCCGACCAGCCTGTCTATTATAGGATAACACGCATTTAACAACCTCTCTCTTTTCTCCTCGTCAACGAGCGGATAAATTTCGCTCGCCCTTTTTAGCAATTTTAAGTCATCAGCCGTTTTTTGACTTTTTACTGTCATTTTTCCTCCTCTAAATTTTTAATTAGTGTATCAAACTGTATAGAACTGTTCAGACTCCTGACGGGTTTCTCGTCCTCGTAGGCACGGCTGACGGGTTTAGGGTCATTTTTAGTAAAATCCCCTTGAGAATTCTCTCGCGTAAGGACTTTACTAAAAACAGGGGTAAACCCGTCAGCCAAAGCTAAATCACCACCCAAACCCGTCAGGTTTTTGTTTTCCTTGACCCCATTACCACTCCATAATCTTACCCCTTTATAGTAAGCACCGTCCTCCTTATGGACACTAGGAAATTTGTCTCCCATCCTCCTACCAAAGGCCGTAGAAGAAATAATATCGGCTCTTTGTATTCCCTCCGTCCCAGCCCAATCAACATAGTCGCTATAGAGAGACCTAGCCTTTGTCATATAGTTTTCGTCAATACTACATCGCGAGTGGAGGTAGTCTGCCAAAATGTCATTATCTGCTTGATATGTCTGAGTAGCTGCATTTACTTTTTCAGGAATAGGGCGCAGACCTTCTTTCTGCCAAAGAAGGCAGCCGTCAATCAGCCAATTTAATATTCCCGCCTTTTCTTCTTTTAGCTCCTCAAGCAAGTTCTGATTCTGTTCTTGCTGAGCAAAGGTTCTTTCAAAAGGAATTAGTCTGACCCTTCTCCAAAAACCAAAACTATCATCCTCAACTTGAGGCTTGTGATTAATAAACAACCAAGGCTTAACCGTAGGCTCAAAGCTAAAATACTCTCCATAAAGATACCTCGCCGACTCAGTGTCACCACCCGTCCATTTCTTCAGCCTCTGTTCATTTATCTTAGAACTAGAAAGAGTCTCTGAAGACACCAGAAAGCGCTTAAACTCAGTCGCGGCCACATCATTAGTGCTGGTATTGAATTGGTTTCGTTGTAGGAGACTAGACGGCGCGTCATGGGCATAATCCCCCAGCACCGAGGATACTGTTTTAAACAACACACTCTTACCATTAGCACCTCCTCCAAAACAAAAGAAGGCCACCTGCTCTCTGGTCATTCCAGTAATTGAATAGCCCAAGGCTTTTTGCAGATAATGGATAATCTCTTCATCTCCAAAGAAAATCTCGTTGACAAACTTCTTCCACCCTGGACAGTCTTGGCCGCCATCGTAACTAATATTTGTACTCATAGTGATCATATCCTCCGGCTGACCATCTCTCAACTTGCCTGTTTTCAAATCAACTATTCCATTATCACAAGAAAGAAGCATAGGGTCCCTATCCCACACTTCACCAAGGTCGGAGATTGGCTTGATGCTCTTTGACAAGTCCAAGAAAGCATCAATCTTCCCTTTGCTTTCAGAGGCCATAGCCCATTTAGCTTCAGAAATTCTCTCTTTGTTGTTCTCAATATTGACCGATTCAAGATATCTTGTTCTGGCCATTTGGATAGCCAAGAGTTTAATTGACTTTCCTTTGTCGTCTATCCACCTGTGCTTATCCCAAACTAGCCACCTGTTTCTGCGATGATCATACCTCACCTTGTTTCCAAACATCTCTGCAAACTTGAAGGCATTGCCAGAGTCTGACCTATTATATGTTTTTGGTTTTTCTTCTGGCATTATCTATCTCCTGTCAAAAATTTAATGGCGTCAACAAAATTTAACTTATTTCTCTCCATAACAAACTTAATGGAGTCTCCGTGGGCACCACAACCAAAGCAATGATATTGATTATTAGGATAAATGTGCAGGCTTGGTGTATTCTCTTCATGGAAAGGACAACACCACATTTTGTTTATTCTCTTGGTATCTATCAGGTCTTCGAGAGGGAAGTCTCTGGCTTGTTGTATTTGAGATTCGGTTAGGCCATTGTCTTTCTTTTCTGTTTCTAATCCAAGTCTTAAATACCTCACTTGTTTTTCTAGCTTTTTGATTTTGGGCAAGAGTGTCATCTCCAAGACCACATCCCTAGCCAAGCCCTGCGTCTCGGTTAATTCTTTTTGGCTCAAAACATCCTTCTTAATCGTTAGAGCCCCAATTTCGTCCTCCTTTTTCCTCAAGTTTCTTTTAATAGTAGACTTCAGTTCCGGATACATCTTAATCCATTCTGCGGCAGAAAGATCTTTGGGCTGGTTTGCCCTCCAGTATCGGCGGCAATCATCTACATAATCCAAATACTCATCGGCATCACAAAAACCCGCCGAGTATTGATTGGCACCACTCCCGACGGGTTTTTCTAATGACGATGGGTTAAGAAGTTTTGGTGCCATAAGGTATGATAGCCAAATAGAAATTTCTGTCAAGATATCAACTTGACAAAACGAACATGAGACCTTAATATAATGATATATGGACACACAAACAGAAGTAATGCTAGTCGAAGACTTAGCAAGCATTTTCAAAGTAAAAACCTCTACAATCAGAGAGTGGATCCGCCTTGGAAAGCTACCCGCCAAAAAAGTCGGCAAGCGCTGGTACTCAACTTATTCATCTATTAATAACTTACTCTCTAACAAAACATTCTGTCCTCTTTGTGGCAACGAAATGTCACCAGAAATTGAAAACGTGGGTTTTGAACAAGGATCTGGCCCCAGTCACTACACCACTACCGGAAAACTCAAATGCCCCACCTGTGGACACTCTCAATAGTCCGTTCTTTATTAAAAGTTAAACCAAAAAAGGAAAAACTATGCTAAACGGAAACAAACCAACCATCCGAGTCGGGGGTGGAAATTTTACCCCAATTACCGACGGCGCTTACACATTACAGATTGTTGACGTAACACTCGTCTCTGGGTTCAACAAGTTCAAGGGGATTGATGAGGAAAAACTCAACTATCAATTTGCTGTTCTTGATGATGTTAAACAAGAAGACGGTAGCTCTAGTAGAGAAAGATACCTTTGGAAAAGATGTTCTCTCTCTATGCACGAGAAATCGTGGCTCTACAAATTAGTTAGGGCTGTCTACGGAAGAGATCTCTCCAAAGAGGAAATGGAAGCATTTGACGCAGAGTCAATTATTGGCAAACAAGTCAAAGCCTTAGTTTCTCAATCTCCTTCTTCTGATGGATCTACCATCTACAACAACATCATGTCCTTCTCTAAAGTAGAAAAGGAACTCAAGCCGGTAGAATTTCAACCAAAACCAACCGAAATTCATACCGAATCAAAACCAATTGACGGCAGTCAAGAAATTGACCCAGACGCCATGATCGAAGAAATTGAAAACGCTATTAAATAGTAGCTTCTGCCACTAAATAAGGTGGCAGGCTGTTGCTATTTAAAATTTTAGATAAAAGGCATAGTCCTAAAATCTTATGAAAATTATAAGTAAATTGTATGGAGGTGAGACTGAATTGGTCTTTGACTCCATGAAGCACCAATACTCCGTCGATGGAGAAACAATCCCGGGAACAACTTCGGTTTTGGAAATAATATCAAAACCCGGCCTTATGTTTTGGAGCGCCAATATGGCGGCTGAATACTTTAAAGAGAACCTTGTCCCAGGAAAGGCCTTGGATGAGATACAAATTGAAAACATCTACAAAGAAGCCAAGAGAGCACACACTAAAAAGAAAGAATCGGCGGGTGACATTGGAACATTAGTACACAATTGGGTAGACAAGTACTGCAAAGGAGAGAATCCTGGTATGCCAATCAATGATCAGGCCGTCGGAGCCATAGAGAGATTTCTGTTCTGGGTGAAGAGCAACAATGTTGTTTTTCTTAGAAACGAGCAACCGTGCTACAGTAAAAAATATAAATATGCCGGAACTATTGATGGTATATGTACGATGAATGGTAAGCTGTATTTGTTTGACCTGAAGACATCTAATGCCATCAGAACCGAATACTATCTACAGGTAGCGGCTTACCTGAATGCCAGAATAGAAGAATATCCACAAGAAAAATACGACGGAGTAATCATTCTTCGTGTCGGCAAGGAGGACGGAGATTTAGAGCCTAAAACAAAACCCATAGAGGAATGCCCTATATACCTGAGGGCCTTTCTTTTTGCTCTACAACTTAAGAAAAGTTTTGATGAAGTTGTTCGTTTAACCAGTAAATAATGTATACCTTACGAAAATATCAAGAGGAAGCAGTAGAGGCCATAATCAACGACTTTGACTGTGGCGTTAGTGGCGGTGGAATTGTCGTGCTACCAACAGGTAGTGGTAAGACCTTGGTAATTGCCGAAGCCACAAAAAGACTTGACGTTCACACTCTTATTATTTGCAATAATCAAGAGCTGGTAAAGCAAAACAGAGAAAAGTTGGAAAAGTTCGTAGACAAAAAGGAAATTGGAATCTATAGCGCCTCTCTAAAAACAAAGGAAATAAGAAGGTACACTGTTGGTACTATCGGGTCAATATACAAACACCCCCAGCTATTTTCACATTTTGAGTTGATTATTGTAGATGAGTGTGACTGTTTCATAGAGGACAACAAAATGTTTGCTAAACTTCTTGACTACCTAGACATGGAATCTCACCTGATAGGTCTTACTGCCACGCCCTATAGATTAGACGTAGAGAATGAATACTACGGAAACTATCTCTATGTCACAGGGTCGCTTCAAATGCTAACTACTTTTTCTCCGTGGAATAGGATAATTTACATGATGGATAATTGGAGGCTGATTAAAGAAGGGTACATATTGCCAGTTAAGGTTCTTCGCAAAGATGAGTTTGTTGATCTTGACACCCTCAAAAACAATAGCTCTGAGTACGATCTGTCCGAGTACCAAAGTCGCTTCATGAAACTTGAGCCGTCGGCGATAAACATAATCAACGAGGTATCCAAGTCGCACCGTGGTACTATCGTCTTTTGTAACAGCGTAGACCAAGCCAGAAGGCTATCGGAGGCCTACAACAAGAAGAACGAAGAAGTCGGACTATTTTCTGTAAACAAGGGGTTGTCCTCATACCTTCACGCTCAGACTCCTAAAGATGAAAGACAGAGAATAATTGACGACTTCAAATCAGAGAAGCTGAGTGTTCTTTTTAATGTCAGCATCCTCACTCGCGGATTTGACTATCAAGGCCTTGATTGTGTTGTCTTACTTAGGCCAACTAAATCGTTTGGTCTATATACCCAAATGGTGGGAAGAGTAATGAGGCCTTACCCGGGCAAAAAATACGGAAGTCTAGTAGATTTGACCGGTACCACAAAGAGGTTTGGCAGAATTGAGTTTGCTCAAATACGAAAAGAAAGGAATAGTTATGGTCTTTGGGTTGGTGATGAAAAGGGGACCAAGAGGCTAGACGGCAAGACTATATATGAATACGAACGTACAATAAGATAACCCCTTGACAAGCATACATAAACCGATATATACTCACTTATCAAAGCAGAAAGAACACCCGATACGAGAGTATCGGAGAGAGGAGAGTTTTAACAACATCAGTCGATTGTCTAAATAAAACCCCCCTTCTCCGATATTCTCAAAGCAGAATATTAATTAAATAAAAAAATGAAAGGAAAAAAAATAAGCAACTATGACCCATTTAGTTTTTTGGGTATTCTTACTTCTCTTGCAAGAATGGAAAATGGACAATATTTTAGAGATACGGCCATAACTACGGAAACTGAAAAATACACTGTAGACACTGTTTTCTCTTCTGATACTGGCTTTTGGGAAACAGGGATAATATGTGATGGTTTTAACGACAATGAGTGGATTATTGTCGACGAATACGAAAGTAAAAAAGATGCAGAGGTAGGACACGATAAACGGGTTAAATACATGAAGAAATCACCAAAGAGATTATATGATGTTCACATATCTGAAACTTATAAGTTTGAAAACAAATAAAATGAAAAGCACACATTTCAACAAAGACGGCTCCTTGGACATGAGATTTCGCCATAACAAGACCGCCGAGACCAAAGAATTAATCTTTTGGAAGAAGTATGGAGTATTGGTAGTGGTTGGTATCTTAGGATTCTTATTTGGCATTGTTGTCAACAAGACCGCCTACGATCTCTTCTACAAAAAACCAGAAGCCAAACAAACACCCACCGCAAGCATCGCTAAACCCGTTGAGGCGAACGAAACACCGTATTGCTATGATCCAATAGCCTGCATTAGAGATGTTGGTGAGGAGCTTGGTAGAGACAATAAAACAATTATGACCATGATTAGAATTGCTCAGAAAGAAAGTGGCATGAACCCAAGGGCTAAAAACCCAAAGTCTAGCGCTTCTGGTTTATTCCAAATTATCGCTGGGACATGGTATTCAAATGATTGCGTTGGCGATAAATGGAATTTTGAGGATAATATTAGATGTGCTTACAAAATCCAAGAATGCAGAGGCTTCCAACCTTGGGAGGTATGCCATACTGGAGTAGCAAATTGTTACTAATAACCCTTAGATCATGGGGAGACAGCTCCCTATGAATGTGAAGGTTATTGCAACTTAACAACTTGAGGATTACTTGAGCCAATGAAATATTGCAACGTATTCATTATATTTTTTCAAATTTATTAATGTATTAGCAGCGTTGCAATGCGAAAAAGTAAGCGATAACAAAATGTTGCAACATAATCACTTCATTTCAGGTTGATTGGCTCAAATAGTCCTCAACCATGGACAAGATCGGAGGATGATGGCTGAATAATCAATAGGCCATTGGTCTCCCTGCTTGAGACACCTGTCTAGGGCTTCCCCCGATCAAGTCCACCTTTATAAATTTAGAAAAGAAAGAATAAATATGAAAAAAATAAACATTAGTTTCATTCCATCCATATTTTTAAATATATTTTTATTGTTTACGACGACACCAAAACCTCAGTTTTCATTTTTTGGATTTAACATAGTAAATTTGATTCTACTTATTGTCTTTGTTGCACTCACATTTTTCCCATTATTACTTAGATCCAAATAGTTTTTCCATTCAACCCTTAATCAATTAAATATTTAGAAATAAGATGAAACAAATAACAGAGATGTACATAACTACTGACGAGGTAGAAATAAGAGAACTTGGCAGTACCGCTACTGGTTTGGTTTTAATTGACGAAGATGGAAATAAGTATATCCAATCTTCCACAGACTTCATTAAGCCATTTAAAGAAGTAAAGAGTTTTCACATTACCCCACCTAAGCCAGAAACTAAAAGGATAGAGAAGATAAATGGGGATTATGTGGAACGTCAACTAAGAACACAAAACTATAATGCTATTATGTGGGCATTACAGAGTTCTCAATGTGAAATTATTGACCGCTTAAATACTCTATCTGAGCGAATAGAGGAGGAGAATAAATAATATGAGATTTAAAGTACCAAGATTCTGTTTTGGAATAGATATTTATGACAACGACACTAAAGAGCAGTTGGTGCAGGTTGGCTACAATGCCTCTAATACAGAAACAATAATTATGGAACTAGAAAAAATTATCATGGAGTTAAGGTTAATTAAGCGTACCAAATAATCACCCCTCCTCATAATAGAGAAACAATTAAATATTTAACAAAACCGTGAAACTAAAAAGCAAAGACTTCAAAGAAGGTACGGATGATAAAATAAAATTTTTGTTTGGTAGGTATTATGCGACATGTTATGGTGAAATAATAAATAAATATGGTAGGGTATTGCGCCAACGACCAAGTTGGCGTGGTTACCCAAGAGTTCAACTTTATGTCTCAAATCGCAAAAAATGGTTTGTTGTCCACAGGTTGATAGCAAGATTATTCATAGAAAATCCTAACAATTACTTCCAAGTAAATCATATTGACGGAAATAAAACTAATAATTTACCTTCTAATTTAGAATGGTGTACCCCAATGCAGAACATTAGACATGCACTTAAAAATAAATTAATTGTAGGAAGAAAAATCAGGGTAGACCAATTTACTAAAGACGGTAAGTTTATAAAAACATGGGATGGTATAGTAAATTCCTCTTTGTCTATAGGATTAGGCCGTACCGCCGTATCCTCTTGCATTAGAGGAGTGCGCAAAACAGCAGGGGGTTTTGTGTGGAGAAGACATGATGAGATTGCAGAAAAGTTTGGCATACCAGTAGAGCAATTAAAGATTAAGAAAGAAAAATGAGCAACGCAGATAAAACAAACTGGCAATTTACTAAGGAGTCGTTTCTTCAATACGCTTTTGCCAAGACCGAATTAACAGGCCAACAAGCACAAGAATATTGGAAGTTTGTTGAAGAAAGGCTGTTGCAAGAATGTCAGTCTCAACTCCAATCAGTATTTGAGGATATAAGAGATGGTATCAGAAAGAAACGCCATTTTGATGAAGACGAGGACCATGCTGTAGGTGGATTAATTACAATGAAGGAGACCGATGAAGTAATCGAAGAACTTCGTCAAAAGTATCTAGGAAGTAAGGAGGAATCAAAATGAGACTAAATGAAGCCGTCAGACTTTATTGTTCTGTTAATAAAATAGGCGTGAGGCAATTAGCAAGAGATACTGGTTTGAATAAATGTACCATATCTCGTTTTTTGTCAGGCAAGACTGCCGACGGAATTTCTTTAAGGCACTCCTTTAAGATATTTAATTGGTTAATGGAGGAATCCAAATGAAAAACATAGATAAAATAAAACCAACAGAGGGAAAGGGGATAAAAGAGCTAATAGCCGACTTGAAAGAAAAATGTCCTGATGGTTATGGTGTTCAGGAATACTTTGAACCAGAAAATGAGGGTGGTTGTCCTTGTTTTGAAGGGAAGGTTAAATTAAAAGAAGGTACACTCCATGTTTGGGGTAGATGTTGGCGAGTGTCGGAAAACCAACAAGACCTACACGTCTGGGGAACACTTAAAAGACCACAGCTAGAAAAGGTAGGTAAAGTCGTCAAAAGATTACTAGACAAACAAAAGTGGTATTCAAGTTATAAGTTAATTTACGGAAAATGAAATCACCATCTAAAACAAAACCAACCCCATCTCTAAACACATTCTTGGAAGAAAAGAAGATGCAATTCATTAATGAACTCACATTTGACGGAAAAATAATGTTTAAATCCGATTACGTTTGGTCCTTCATCTCCGCTTCAATAAGTGAAGCGTGGGAGATTAATAATTCAAAGAAGAAGTGAAAATTAGAGATAAAGTCTACAAGAAAGAAGAAATAAAACCAATAGTGGTATTAAGTCCGATAAATATTTATGGAAAGATAGCAATCAGATTGATGAAATTCGCAGGCTGGTTATTTATTAAAACAGGAAATGAATATTAGAGATAAAGCATACAATAACGAGAGAAAGAAGTGGAATAAGATAAACATTAGAAATCAGTGTTGGGTGATATTAGACGAGCTTGACGCATCACATAACAAAAAAGATGACGAAAGAGCGGATATCATTGAAGAAAACGTAAATTTTCTAATCAAAGAATCCCAGAAGAGGCTTTTGGAGAGGGTGGAGAAAGAAATGTCTGAAATTGTGGAATTAAACAAACTGATAGAGCCAAATCCTTATGGAGACGTAGTTAGGGCATACAGGGTGAACCAAAACATTTTAGACAAGTTAAATTCGGAACAACGCTTTAAATTACAATCAATCAAAGAGGAGGTGGGGGATGAAGGAAACTAAACAATATTTGTCTGTGTTAAAAGATTTAATAAATATAATTATTATTGGATCAATTGTTTTTTTACCTATCTTCGTTTTATACAAAACATTTTCGTATGAGCAAGAACTCCACAGAAAAACATATGAACACAATCCTCATGGTTATTGCTTTCTTTATTATTCAAATACTCCGATCAGAAATGTACCAGCTAAGTGTTTAAGTTATTTTTTGGAAGAAGAGTGAAAGAGGCTAGTGTCACCCTCAACTGGAAGCACTACGTTGAAAAGAATCCTCCCAAAGTAACTCAGTGTTGGGAGTTGAAGTTGGTGAATTTAGACAAACAGAAATCATTTGCTTTCAACAGGGTAGCCCCACATCAAGTAGATGGTCTTTTGGCTTCACTAGAGGGCTTCTGGATGAAGATACCTGACACTGCGGCGTCCAATGGCTTCTCGGCACAAAAACCATTTGATGCCGTCTACATAATGTCTGAGGAATCATCGGTGGTGGTGGTGTTTTGGAAACCAAGGAAGTACAAGAAAGCAATAAAAATCCCCATTAAGACCTTCATCTCAATTAGGGATGCTTGGCCAAGGAAAAGTATTAGGGAAGAGGAGTTGGTTCAAATAGATGGCGTGGAAATGGTTAATATATAAATTAATGACTACTTTCTTCTGACTAATTCCGGAGGATTGAGACCCTCTCTTTCTTTGTCTGATAATCTCTCCCAAATCTTTTGCAATGCCCACTTATTTCCATTTTCTGACAAACCAAGATTCTTCCTACCGTGTCTGTCAAAATGGTCTTGATAGTGCTCCCTCGTGGTTAAAGTTCTTCCATTTGATATATCGTTATATTTAGGATTTTTTTTGTCATGGTTTATGTGTGCTGCTTCTAAATTTTCGGTCTCTCCGCTTACTACACTTCTTCCTCTGTCTCTTTCCAAAATTTTTCTTCTCCTGTCTGAAGTAAAAGCTGCGTTGGCAAAAAATGATGTTGCGATAAGTAGTCCTGTGCCGACGATAAATTCGGCTCTACTCATCCCCTCCTCCGTATTACGAGTTTCTTTTCGGGAAGTGGTTCGACGTCAAATAAGTATTGGTCTCCTGCGTTGGGGTCTAGCATTAAGACTCTTGAATTGTAGTCATCAACTAGCTGTCTTGTTTGCTGGGTATCGCTAATCTGCTGGTTAATTCTAGGGATGATGAACTTCCGTGCGTTTAAGGCTTTTCTGGCGAGTGTATTTGCCACAAAATCCTCCATTCGGTTTAGAAATTCGTCTGACATGTTACTCCTTTTTAGTTCTTTGTTTGTTGATTTCTTTAATAGCAAAAAGAGCGAAGTTTAGAACTCCGTAATATGGCATTAGCTCTGGTACTTCCAATAAAGAAGAAATCAGGGCGGTAACACCAGCACTAAAACCAATCCACAAGCCGGTCTTTACCCAGTCTGGAGTTTGGTCGTACATTTCTTTAATATTCATATTGGTTAGCAGTCTCGTTGTTTGTCTGCTAAAAGTTTTCTAATTTATAACTTTGCCTTACTTCTGCCTGTAGATCCTGATGCCCAAGACCGCAGTTTCAGGTGTGCGCAATTTTAAATAAGGATATACTTTGCAAATTTCAATTTCAAGACCTGTCCACGGATCGTTGGCAATTAGGTCTACAATTTTGTTGTTTTCTAAGACATAACCAGTAACCAAGACAAAGTGTCCCTCAATGTTTTTAGTGTTTGGGTTGAAGTCAACTTTGGTAATGACAGGGTAGCCAGAATCAATCAATTCTTTGATTACGTTGATATTGGCTTTTGTCTTTTCCCAATCTTTTCTTTCAAATTTCCATTGTGGCCCTAAGATGTTTAATACACCATCGGGGACAATTAAATCTTTGGAGAAACCACCCATTTTTTTAAGTTTCTCATTTAACTCTGGGACGCCGTAGGCGAATCCTTTGGCTTGCATGAACATTGCCAGAGAAGTCAAATAACATCCAAACCCTCCAATACTAGAGGATGAATTCCCCAGTCTTCTCCACGACCATCTCCAATCTCTTTGTGATAACCTTTCTACTTTTATTTTCATATACAATTAAATTATAACTGTTCTTGTTTTAATGAATCCCCTATTTCAATAGACACAACAGTAGACCAGCTACCATCGTCTCTTGGGACGTATTTGGGACTAATAATTAGCCTAACCTCCATTTCATCCATGAGGTCTTTTAATTTCTTTTCAAACTCGGCTTTCTTTTTTGGGTCCATAGTTAAGCATCGACGGCGTCCGAGAAAAAGGCCAACGATTGATCTACCTCTTCTTTTTCTGCCTCAGCTAAGGCTCTGGTTTTTAGTGATGCGTATGCCTTAGAAATATTAATATTACGTACAGTATCGGTGCCACCTTGGGCGTTTAACAGTTCTCCATCAAGGTCAAACTGTACTGTCTCAAGTATAGCATCGGGGTCTGCTTCTCTAGTAGCCTGATCTTTGTATAAACCAAAGACACAAACCGCATCATTGCGATTCATGTTGGTATGAATTTCTAAGAATCTCCAGTAATTAGCTTCAAAGCCTTTGATTGTTTTTGTTTTTTGTAGGGCCATTTTATCCTCCTATTTGTACTAATGTTAACATGGCAGCCGCTATCCCTATGGTGTAGTTTACTGCCCCGCCATCCAATCTTTTAACCCACACCTCTACTGTATCTCCAGCCGTTAGGCTAATAATTCCTGTAGATGATGTGTTGCCGATTGTGGTAGCCCCTCCCGAGTCTCTGTGGGCTGAAACGCATACAAAGTCTGTTGTTCCATTGTTTTTCTTAATATGAAAGTCATACTCAATGGCGACGGCGGTTGTTTGGTAAAAAGAAATGTTTATCGTTGCCAAGTACTTTCCTGTTCTGGCTACGGTAATATGATCGTTGGTGTGGTCCGGGGTCATGCCGTTGCTCTCACCGTTCGCAGAAAAAGCAGTGACTTGGTAGTAAGTGTCTTGAGCGGCCAAGTCCATTGTACTAGAGCCGTCCTCTTCGTAAATTTCGGCGAAGTCCAGTCCTCCCGACCCTTCCCAGTATGTATCTCCGTCTGATTCAATAACAAGCTGATTAGTACCATCTCCAAACCTGTGAGCGGTTGTGGCCCTGTAGTCCATGTAACCATCTGCGAGTGAGTCTATGTACTCGTTTCCGTCTGTTTGGGTGAAAATGACTTTATCAGAAAATAATGCTCCTCCCGTTGGTGTTATATTTGCCAACACCGTTCCACTACTATTTTGCCATTCTGTCAAATTTGCAGTCTGTGTACTATTGCCTTGGACTACGAGTTGCTTTTCATCAGCATTACCATCAATTCCAAATTTAGCTAACTCCGTATTAGACCCTATCGTAACAGCGTCGTTACTGGCATCAACATGTAGAAGATAGGTATCATTATCTCCAGAAATAGTCGAGTCCGAGTCTTCCTTACCAACATTTGCAAATAGTCCCCCTCCTGGTCTGACATAAAATAGAGCTGAACCTGATTCGTTGTTAAATTGAATTGAATTTGATGTTTGAGAGGCAAATCTTGTTATGGCAAAAGCTGTTGTATTTCTTTTTGGGGCTAGGGACAGTGCAAAATAAGAAACCATAGTACCAGATACGTTTGTTCCAACATTTACATAATCAATATTTGCTGTCCAAGCTAAATCCCCCAAGAATCCGCCAGTTACACCAACCGTACAGTCCCTAATAGTTAGTAAATTACCAATATTTTGATAGTATAATTTTCCCAAACTATAAGCAAATGCCAGATTTTCAGTCACATTTCCGTCGTAGTCGTATCCACTAGCATAAAGTCCAGACAATCCATAATTATTTGTTCTCGTTGCTGCCGTTGAGTAAGTGAATGTCTTTCTTCTGGTAATTTGACCACCATAAAAGAAAATCACATAAGACAAATCAGAGTTTGTCTTAAAGACACAATAATTAAATGTGGATACTCCTAACCCCTGGGAATTGAAAATATAATTAGACGAAGATGTTGGTGTCCCCTCAATTATTGATCTGTATATAGCCAAATTAGTTTGTAGTGCAAGGTTAACTACTGTAGCAGAAGACCCTACCACATGAACATCATAGAAAATAATTCCCTGCTGGTCAGCGATAGAAATCACTGTAGCACCAGAGTTAGTAAGAATACTACTTGGTTCTGTAATCGCATAAGTATCAGATGCCCCAGGAGTAGCTCCAAAATATCCAACGATAGTAATCGTGTCCGCCGTATTTGATTGAATTGGAATATACAAACCAGCATTCGTACCCGTCACACATCTCAGGAATTTACCCTTATAAGCATCTACCGTCCACCCTGCTCCAGTTAGAGTTACAGTCCCATGATTTGTGCCAGTCCCCGTGGTACTACTGTCGGCAGTAAAGGTGCTTACTAATACGGTGTGGGTAGCACCAAAAATATTAATTGCATAGTTTCCTAAAATAACCTTAGATCTCATGGCTACAGTCTCGGTATAAGTACCAGCAGCCAGATAAATGTTGACGCTACCAGTTACCGTCCCAGGTAGCTGATTAAAGGCATAATTTAATGTTTTATAAGCATTAGTTCCAGTCCCATAACCCTTGTCTTGAGAATCAGCCCCATTAACCGAATCAACATAAATAGTAGTAGTCCCAAATGAAGTAATAGCTCTCCACACTCCAGAATAATATTGATATAGATAAGATCTACCTGTGGGAGTATGTAGAAACCATTGTCCATTGACAGGACTTGTGGGAAGTGTTGTCCCATTGTCACAAGCCATAGCAATTGCTTTGTGTTTGTTAAAGTTTATGTCTCCAGTCAATGTCCCACCAGCTAAGGGCAGATAATCAGTGATGTTATAACTATTTCTCTCCCATACCCCTAGTGTTTGATTCCATGTAAGTAAATCTCCAGTAGCGTCTGGGTCTGAACCGTCGACATCTTCAAGATCAGATAATCTTTGACTCAAGCTAGGTCTAACTACAATCTTTCCTGTTTGGCTAGTTCCTGTTTGTTCTTTAATTACAGCAGCAATCTCAATTCTTCGTTGTGGGGCAACTGGTTCTGTTTTAGTAAGTTGTCCTGTGGTATTTGAAAAATAAAGAATATCCCCTATTAACCAATCGGCGTCGTCTTGGTTGGCAGGTGTCTTTGTGTAGATGTTATTTACTTCTCCAAACCAAGTTACATATCCAAAAGACCCATTAGCAATATCCTGTGTAGCTATTCCTATGAAGAATGTAGGTTTAGCAATAATTTCAGAAGCTACAGCCTTCTTAATTAAAACGTGGTCTCCTTCAGCTCCGGCAAATTCTACGATGTCTCCATTTCCAATAGCCCCACTGGCTTTACCGTAGAAATAGAGCTCTTGCCCGTGGTCTAAGGTTGATCCATTTTTTAATACCGTTGAGATTGTTCCATTTACTTCATTCCAGTAAGTTCTTCCAACAGGTTCTGTACCAGATGGGGTATAGAGGTTGTTGAACTGAATACCATCAACTGACCTGACCCCTCCAACCACACCACCTTTTATATCTGCACCACCGTGATCATGATTTAATGTTTTATCGAGCAGTGCGTCATAGCTAAGGTTTGCCATCTATGTTGTCCCTATTGCTATAGTTGGGGATAAGCTTAATGAGTAAGGTGTCGAGCTTGGAGTTGATGGTAACATCAGAGTTTTGAAGGTCCACAAGTGCCTCTTTAATGTCTCTGTCTCTGGATTCAATAGCCTCAACTCGGCTAATGAGCGGTGCATTCTTAATAGAGATAACATAATTGACAGCACCAAAAAATACACTAACAATCGTTCCAGCGACCACAATGACCGCTCCGATAATGATCTTGGCGTCGGAGATTGTTTCAGATATTGTGCGTAACCGTTGGGTAAATGTGTTGTTAGTTTTTTTTTCCATGATTCATTCTAAAAATAAACATATATTCATGGATTAGAGATAGGCGCAGACAGCGCGGATGATGGTCGGCACACTAGTGTTAACTGTTACATCCAACGAGTTGGCACTAGCAGTACCAGTTTTTAAGTTTAGATAATATGTGGTTTTTGAGTTTAATACTAAGTTTTTAGATGGTGTTGCATTTACAATTGCCCTAGAATCTCCAGCATTGGTTTGTGTTTGTTCCCTATAAATAGTGAAATCTTTGTCGCTCTCTGAGTTGTTTGCATTTGATAATGTTGCAAAAACCTGTACCTCAGTAGCACTTGCTTTATATGCTCTCATCCATCCTGTAGCACCGACATTCCATGACCCTATTGGAATAGATAGTTGATTTGATCCTACGTTGTACCAAACATTTTGTGTAGGATTCGCTTGTGATGCCCCAGTTAGAGAATTTGACTCTACCGACCATTTACTTGGGTCCTTGGGAAATCCTTGAGGAACGTTTTGGGTGGAGTAGAAAGGACTGGAAATCGTTGCGTTGGCCAAATCATAGTCTTGTCCGCCAAATATGGTTACTGTCGAATTAGGAGCTGAGTAAGTAGGGTCTTTTGAGATCATTCCGTGTTTAGTTAAGGTTAGCGGTGAAGTAACAGCGGTGTTAGCGTCATAGAGAGCTTTTATATTAGTTTCTCCTAGGGCGTAGCCGTTGATGAGGAACAGATCGGAGATTTGACCGTTATAGAAGGTAGTGTCTGATCCTGTATTATTCTGACAACCTACCCTTACATAATTTGTAGCTGCATACGCTGGCGCATTAGGCCAATACCCAGAACCATCAAGTTTTCCGTCTACATATAATTTAATAAACGATCCATTCCACGTGGCAACTACAAAATGCCAAGCATTATCTACTACAGCAGTATTTCCGACCACCTGTATATAATCAGTACCTGCTGTTGTCCCTGTATTTTTAGCTGAAATTAAAGAAAATTTATTACCACTCGTCCATAAACCAAATCCAGCAGTGTTAGTATTTTGCGACCAAGATTGAAAGATACGATCTCCATTGGCAGCCGATTTCATCCAACAACCAACTGAGAAATTCCCCGTGGGTTTTAAATTAGCCGCATCTGTAATGACTATCTTAGAAGTTGATCCATTGAAAGTAGCTGAATTACCACCTAACGCACCAGAAGTATAAGTAATATCTGTAGCCGTTCCATTATTTGATCCAACCGAGTCATTAACATCAGAAACCAAATTCCATTTAGAGGTGAGGGCTTGGGATTGAGTAAATCTAACCCTCATTCCTGCTGAGTATTTAGTCCTAACATCTGAAGCGACCGTAAAGGTATAAGTAGGGTCATCGGCTGCAGCATAAGTCCATGCCTCGCCTGCGGCTATCCAGCCAGTTTCCGGTCTTTCAGTAGAACTTAATAAGTTTGAATCTGCAATAGCCTTAGGAGTGACAATCTTCCCGTCTTCAGTGCCTGTGTTTATTTCAGCACCGGAGGCTTTATTTAAATTCCCATCAGTGTCTACGACTAAAAGTAACCCGTCTATAATCGCCTGTTGCTGAGTAATATCACTTACAAATTCTACAACAGCTCCCACTGAATGGTCTTGATCTGTAGATCCGGCTAGTCCTCTTACCAAGGTAACAACAGTAGACCCAGAGGTTCCATCAAAACTAATATATTCTCTTTTATTTGGGGTCAAGTTGTTATTGCTATCAATGCGATCAATAACCATTACTCCTTTTTTATTTTGTATACCTGTGGTATTGCTAAGAGTGGCCGAAGCCGTGACTCCTGTTAGAAGTTCTGCGTCAAGAACTTTCTGTAATCCATTTTGTGTTGGTGGGTAGTAGATTGGTGTTGCCATATAAGATATTGTCTATTTATTGTTTAACGCTTAGCAAGCAAAGGCGTCTTCAGCTTTATGGGTTTCACCTTTTTGTAAGTAAGTTTTGGCTTGCTTATTTTTTTGACCTTTGAAGACGAAACTTTGGTTCTGGCCGAAACTTTTCTCAGCGTCACGCTTATTTTTTTTGCCTTTTTAGCGGTCACGGTCTTTTTTAAAGAAACTAGAGCCCCATTCTCCATCTTGTATTTCTTTAATTCTGATGCTTGGGATTTAGTGATGACTCCTTCGTCAACCAGGTTATCCAATACTGCATTTGAGGCAATCATTTGATTGTTTACTTGGGTTCTTTGGTTGGCAAGTAATTGAATAATGTCAGATAAGCCCCCCCCACTTGATTTGACCTTGTTCACAGCGTCCAGAACAAACATTGTCTTCTTATTGGTATCATCATTAGCAATTTGGTAATAGGATGCTTTTTCGGGGTCCACACCGAGTCTGGATAAAGCTTCTTGTTGTTGTTCACGAGAAAGGTAGGAGTTGTCTAAAATATTGGCCGCCGCGGAATACTGTTTAGATTCTTTGATGGCAGTTTCGTATTTATTTGAAGAAGGTAAATTTGAAATATCGTCGTACTTACTTAGATTTATTTTTGCCTCGTTCCCATTTTCATTAGTATATAAGAGTTCTTCAGCCTTACCGTCTTCATTTTTTGCAGCCTTGGTTGGAAACAACCTACTCAACACCCCACCTTCAGCAGCATTCACTTGGTTAATAACGGGGGCCTTTGTTGTTTCTTTTTTTGCCCCCGCAGATGTTGATGATGGATATGTATTTTGAATGAACCTTCTCAACACAGGGATTTTGTTTTGGTCAACATCTTTGTTCTCAGAAATATTTTTTAAGTCGTCAATGATATTGGCTGGTATTTTTGAGTATCCCGCCAGATAACCCTCCATTAAGTTTTGAACCTTAAGAGGTGAGACGTTGATAACCCGCCCGATGGCTTGGTACATGGCTGGAGTAAATTTGTAGGCTTGTTCTCCTGCTGGTTTATTTTGCAAATAATAAGGGACAATTTCTTTTGATTGCTCCTTTTTAGTGTCGTATTTATAAAATGATTTGTTTAGTAAATTTTCAGTAATTGGTTTGATTGCCTGTGGTATATTCTGACCGATTGTTTTTATCGCCACCTCTCCCGGGGTAGATCCTTCTCCTAAAAATGGCAATGTAGACGATAGTAGTTGAGTTGCCATCTCTCCAAAAGTAGTTTTATCGTTACCTGCTAGATAACTAATAAAATGTTCGGTTGGATTGGTCATTAATCTTATTAGATTTCCTTTCGGGATAGTAATATATTTCACGGTTCCGTCTTCGTTTCTTCCGTCAACTAAGACGAAATTATCATCTTTTACATACTGAGGTATTTCTGCGTACTCTTCTGGGTGAAACGCTTGGTTATATATGGTTGTTAGTGCCGCAGGCGCTACTCCATAAATACCCATCTTTAAGGTGGTTTTCACTGGATCGTTTTTAAAATTACGAATCATTTTATCAAAACCCTGAACCTGAACATTCAAAAATGGAATGATTGAATTAGCTACTTTCATTTTTGCTCCCATCCTAGCAAAATCCATTGTGCCCTCGCGAGACTCGTAAGCAGCCTCTATCTGAGAGGCACCTTTCTTAAGAGCCCTACCATACAACCCAACACGAGTAGGTGTTTCCGAATACTTACCGGCAACATCCAAAGCAGACCCAAGCCAACTAAATAAATTTTTCTTGGCCTTTGTCTTGTCAAACATTTCAGATATTGATTTTCTTCCTGTTATTGAACTAAATGATTGGGCCCCTCCAGAATTCATCCAAGAATCAAAAACTTCATCTGCTCCAGTAATATCTTTTCTAGCAACATGGTAGAGGCCTCTTATATAATCCACAAATGGCACATATCCATATTTAGAATTTACGGCAGCATCTAACTGGTCTCTAATAATATTTGGCAACATGAATTCAGGGTTGCGTCCAGTAGCTCCCTGTCTTAATAAATTTGCTGGGGCGGTTAAAATTTTCATAAACGAATTTGTCGTCTCTTCGTTCATTCCTTTCATGGCCCTGGCAATGTCAGCACCAACATCAATATATTGTTTTTTTCCGTTCTGCCACACCGTAATGGTTGAGTCGCTGCTTTTTGATACGGTTTTAAAATTCAATCCTGGGATTAATTCTTGTAACCCTGCCACCGATTTAGCTACATTGTTCTTCTCAATGGCCGCTCTTTGACTAAATATGTTAGCAATGATTGATTCAACAGGAGACAGTATTTGTCTTTTTGACCCTTCTAATTTTTTAATTGGTTGAGTCCCTTGCATTGCCTTCTTCGTTGGCAAACCAAGATAATCATTTAACTCATCCATCACTCTTTGGAATGGAGCATAGTTAGGATTCTGCCCTCTCATCGCACTAGCGTCCTCAGGACTGATGAAACCAGCGCTGACCATTTCATCTAAGCCCTTATTCTGAAATTGATACAATTGGTCTGCTAGAGTGCTTATATCTTGTCCATATTTAGCTTCTAGGGCAGAAACTACCTTTTGAGACTGGACGGGGTCTGACCCCTTCACTTTTCTGCCTATTTCACCAAATCCAACGTTTCTCTTGCTTACTAAATAAGCGTCAAGATCACCCTTGTCTATTTTTAAATCGTCAATCTGTTTTAGTATGGGCCTCATCTCTGTATTAAATCGTTGCTCAGCAATAGACCCTGCTCCCAAAAATCTTCTGATAATGTATTTTGGATCTTTTGTGGGATCAATATTCTTTATTCCTTCGGTCAATTTTACTAATGGATGATACCTGTCTACCCAATTGGTATATAGGTCATCAAACACTTGACCCAGACTTCTTTTTGTTTCAGTCGGTTTACCTATTTGACCCCTGGCTTGTTGTATAATTTGTTCAGATGCAGAATCTAATTTATTTGGTCTTAATACCGTCCCTGATTGTAAGTCTACTTGCGCTGCTTTCCTTATCGTTGGCTGCTGCAAGTCAAGTGAAGTTTTTGCCTGTTTGGGTAAGTTTTCCTGTAATACTTGTGTTGATTTTGGCGCTTCTAGGTTAGTCTCTATTCCTTTAGAGGCCTTACCCACGATTCCCATCTGTGGCTGATACCCTGTCCTAACCAAATTGTCTAATTTCTCAGAAATAACGTCGTATTTCTTCTCCAAACTAAGCCGTTTCCATTCCTTTGATGTATCTAAGTTGTACGCCTGACGATACATTTCTGCTTGGTCTTCAAGCTCCTTAAGTCTCCCCAATTCTATGTCTTTTACCTTGCCTGAGTTTAATTTCAAAAATTGTCTTGCTTCGTTTACCTTTCTAAAGTCTGAGACGTAAGCATCTCCACCAAACATGTTTTTAATACCCTGAGAAATAGCGCCGGTACTTTGTGGACTTAGGGCACCTCTTAAAACTGTACCAAAGATTAAGTTCTGTCCAAATGTTTTTGGGGTAATTTCTTCTTGTGGTTTTAACCCTAACGCCTGTGACCCTGCTTGAGCGGCAGTATAGGCGGCTGTTTGAGCTAATTCAGAACCAATTCCACCAACTACTTTTCTAACTGTCTTTGAGGCAATTGATGGAGCTACCCGAGAAACAACTTTCCCACCAATATTCAAAGCCCCCATGGCTTTATTTAATGGATTCAACGGGTTTATCACTCCGGCAACAAATCCAGTCCCAGAAGCAAATTTCCCAGCATTAGTTTGTGGGGTATATTGAGGTTGAACTAAACCAAAAGTAGAAGCATTAACAAAACCTTTTCCGAATGATTTATAAATGTCTTGTCCTGTTGGGTCCTCCCAGTTGGGTAACACAAGTGGACCGACGTTTCTTATCGGTAATTGTCTGTTTGCTTCTTTAGCAGCCGTACGGTAGTCTTTAATTTGTTGTACGGGTGTGAACTTGCCCCCTCGAAACCAACCCTCATTATCACTCAAAATTTCGTTTGCTTTTTTTCTAACTGAAGATATCGCTGACTGAATTGCATTTGCCATAGCTTAGTATGGCAAGATTAATAGTCGGTCTTCAAGCTATCTTATAATTCCGTCTGAGTATTTTATCCTTCCATCAGCCATTGACTGAATTGGATAAATACCCTTAGCGGTAAGTTCATCGTTTTTAGCTATCCCAGAAGAAACATTACCAATCGCACCAATAGCACTACTGATTCCAGCGTTTCCAGAAGCTGTGGCTGCGGTATTGTTAGTAGTCAAAGTGCTTGTTGGATTAGTAGAAAAAGAACTTAAATTAGCTTCATTTTGAAGTCTAGCTTGTTCTTGCATAAGAGCCAGATTTTGCTTAAACGCCTCTCTTTGTTGTTGTATTTGGAATACTTTATTCGACAGATCAGACAAGGCTTGTCTTCTTGCAGCAAGTCTCTCATTCTCTGTAGCTACCCTATTCTGATTGATAGTTAAAAGAGCATTTCTGAATTCTGATTGAGCCGACTGGATGGATTGAGCCGCCGATAAGTCTACTTGAGCCACGGCATCTTGATAGGTTCTATTGTTTTGAGCCATAACCCGCTGTTGCTCAGCATTAGTAAGAGCTGTTGCTGCTTCACCAGCGCTAGAGGCTCCGCCGAATCTTTGACGATATCCTTGTTGCAATTCACTATAGAGTCGCCTAGCGGCCGATTGGGCATCTTCTTTGGTAGAAAGAGCTCTTTGTCTTGCCAAATTTGCTTGATTTGTGATGTTGCTTTCAATCCCTGGCTGATCTGCCCTTAAGGCCTCCTCTTGTTGTTGCAAGAAATTCATTGTATTACCTGACTCTTTATCTATTTGAGCCAAATAGTCGTCGATATTCATTCCTGAATTTTGGAAATCTTGATTTGCAGTCGGATCATTCAAGACAGCCATCGCTCTGGGGTCACCAGTCTTGCTTACTGTCTTATCAGTTGAACCGCCGCCCGTATACCACGATTTATAACCACCAGCAGCAATATCATTTTTAATGGAGTTAATATCTGTCCATCCTCTTCTCATGTATTCGTCAATTAAAGCTTGATTAGTTTCGGATTGCACATTAGTAGTCGGAACCGGTGTGGTTGCTTGAGTTGTTATTTTAGATGGCGAGGTGTTTGTACTTTGGTACATGGCTGCTAATTCAGCAGCTCCTTGTGGAGTACTGGTATAGGTTGTGGGATTTGGAGTAGAGAAAGTGCTACTTCCTGAATACTGAGGAGTGTATACGACTCCAGACGGCGGTACTGGTGTTGGGACTGGCCCTGCCGCTACTGGGGTAGATGTTCCTAAAACTGATCCCTGATATGGGTTATAACTTTGTTGGGTTAGTGTGTTTACTGCCATAAATTATTGTCCTTTTTATTATTTTCGGTTTGCAACACTACACCCTAGAGGCCGAACTCAACTGCCCCTCTCCACCTATCTGTGCCGTTGCTCTAATACCAAGTAACTCAAAATTAGAATTTGCCGCAGTTGTTGTAATTTCAAATTGAATAATTGTCCCTTGCTTAAAAAGTGGAGTCCATTTCTTGATTTCATCAGTAGCCACAACAACTTCTCCTCCAGATTCTCCCCACTGTTGAGTCCCATAGGTGTCAATCCCCCACCCAGTATTTCCCGCAATAGCTGAGCCAGTAATAGTGAATGTCTTTACTGTAGAGACAGAACCGTTTCTGTCTTCCAGTAAGACGTTGACTGTCATTTGTCCTGTTACGTTTCTAAATAAGAAATAAAGGAATTTTATTGTCTTAAGAGATGCCCAAGTATCAAAAAACTCTTTTTTGGTTCTAACAGTCTTGTTTATTGTTGTACCATTATCAGAATAAATACTCGGCTCAAAAGTATAGGTTTGATTACTATCATTACTACCAATTATCCATCTTTCTGTTCCAGTAGAATCAATTGTTTTGAGAAGTTTTGAGATTCCAAAAGGTAATTTCCAAATACCCAACCAACAACCCCTTTCTCTGTCGTAAACAATGCACTCTTTTCTTAATGGGAAGGATAGGACATATTTGTTGTCTACGTAAAAAGCGCAAGCGGTTTTGTAGTCTTGGGCAGATAGTCCAGAAAGATATGGTCTTATTCTCGCGGAAATTTCATTAGTTCTAATTAGATTCAAGAAATTTGGTTCATAACCAACAACGTAAAGACCTTTTCGCCCAAAATAAAATTGATCGTTTTCTACGGTCGTCATTGAATCTTGATTGGAACAACCGGTCAATGTGGAAATTGGCTGGTATTGAGGATCTAGCAATACATAATTTCCTATAGTTACCGTATTAAGCGTAACAGCATAAACAGAATATTCTTTGGTGACAATTATTTTGTCTGAACCTAGCTGTGAAGAAACGGCTGTAATTGAGTTTCCACTATTGGGATCTATATAAATGTAACCTCCGCCATAGGCCCAAGAGAATTTTGATTGGTCAGGATACCTACCAGATATTAATAATTTAGAAGGATCGTCTTCGGGTACCATTAGTAAGCGATCTCCAATTTTGGCAATTACCTTACTTTTAACGCCACCGGTTTGGTT